GCGGACGGCATCCTCCAGCATCTCCTCAACGTCCTCGAGATCGCAGGAGCCGCAGTAGGTCTCCATCTCGGGGAGGCATCGACCGATGACCCCCTTCAGCGGGATGATGGCGTAGGGCGGGAACTTCTCGATGACCCCCTTCGGGCCGAAGATGGCCTCCAGGACTTCGGTCATCTCGGAGACCTTGGCGCCGGCGGGGAGCTGAACCTCGGAGACGGCCTCAAGGTGAGACAGGGCCGACGCGGCCTGAATGAGCAGCGGGCGGTTGGATTTGATGTCCTTTTGAAGGGATTTCATAGGGGGTAGGTGTTAAGGGTTCCCAGCGGAGGGGAATGGGGTGAAGCCGGGGTCGGCCTTGGCGGTGGTGTCCCCAGCGGCGGCGGCGTTGATGGCCTCCGGCTGGACGTTTGACGCCAGGGAGGCGACCATTGAGACCGGGACGTTGAACTCGGTTGCCGCGTCGATGATGAGGCGGGCGTCGGCGGCCCGACGACGGATTTCATCGCGGGCGTCCATCCCGAGCTCGGCGTAGTGGTCGGAGAGGGTCTTGAGGCCCATCTCGATGTCCTTTTGGTTGGCGGCGGCTTCCCGGCCCGCGTCGGCGGTGATGCGGCGGGGGGTGACGTAGGCGGCCCGGGTGAAGTTGTCGTTCGGGGCCAATTCGCCCCGGGTAATCTTGACCCCTAGGACGAAGGCGCGGATTTGCTTGATGCAACGCTGGATGAGGACGTCCTGGCGAGCCGAGGCAGTCCGATCTACCTTCCCGAGGGTCACACGCATCCCAGCCCCGGTCGCCTTGGTCAGGTCAACGAACTCGTAAGGCATGAAGCCCTGCGTCGAGTCGCGGTTGTTGTGTTCGATGAAATTGGTGACGTTCGGCGAGGGGCGACCTGACTCGACCATCTTCAGCTCCTCCCCGGGGGCGAGCGACAGGGTCTTGCCACCGATGAAGGCGCCGACCTGTTCGGGGTTGTCGTAGACGCCTTGAGGGTAGTCCTGCGGGCGCATCCCGAAGGCTTGGAAGTCCGCGTCGGTGCCGTCGAACTGCGGGTTCTCGCGGGTGACGGTGCGGACGATGTCCCCCTGGACCTTCATGGCGACCTTCTCCAGCGAGAGGATTTCGAGGACGTCGATGAGGTTGTTGATACTGTGCTGGATAGGACTGTAAGCCCTAGCGCCGCTCACCTGTTCGGGGATGTGGACGTGCAGCATCGCCGAGGCCGGGATGAGGCGGGTCGTGCCGTCGGAGCGGATGACGTTGTAGCCGACCACGGCGCCGAACTTGTTGAACATGACCCCATCGGTCATCCCCTCGGGGAGTTTCGAGCCGGAGTCGATGGATGTCCCGACGCGGTGGGACTCGATGAGCTGGATCAGCGGGGAGCCATCGGGGGAGAAGGTCTTGAGGACGAAGATTTCGCCATCAATGTCGATTTTCTTGCAAATAATTTGGAGGCACTCGGTGAAATTGTAGCGGCCTGTGATTTCGCAGGGATTGGTTGCCCAATCGTCAAAGGCCCGGTCGGCGGCGGCGTCCCAGATGTGATCCCCGGAAGTGGACTGCGGACGAATACCATTGCCGACTGCATACATGACCATGTCGGCGACCATCTGACGGACTAGCCCCGAATTGACCGAGAGCCAGCGCATCTTTCGCGTCAGCTCCTGGCGGTCGAACACGGTCATCGTCCGCTTGAAGTCGGCGGGCCACGGCGTGTTGACCCATTGGCGCTTGTTGGAGAACTTGGCTCCCTCGAACTGCGAGAAGATGCCCGAGCCGCCACCCGCAAAGGTGTTGGCCTTTAAGCCCTTGCGCTTGGCGTAAGCCTTGACGTCCTTGACGGCCTTGCGGACCGCCTTCTTGATGGATTTCGCCATAAATTAGAGGCCCCGGAAATTCCACAGGCCGTTGTAGACGCGGACGCGGTCGATGGCGCCGTATTTGTTCGGGTCTTTGACCTGGAGGGCGTAGCGGGCCTCAATCAAGGTCTGCTGGATTTCCATCGGGAACTGCTTGTTCACGGTGGTCCCGCTGTCCGAGTAAGACATCATGGTCTTGCCCTCCAGCATGAGCTCGGCTGCCTTGTCCGCGATCTGCTCGATGCGGTTCTGGGAAAGAATGAGGAAGCAGCCGGTAGCTCGGGCCATAGCGAGACGCGGCAGTCAAAAAAGCCCAGATTTCTCAATTGGCTTCCTCGGCCCCCTCGCTTGGGGTTGTCGCTTCTTCCTTCGACGCCTCGCTGTTGGCAATCATGGCCTCGGCCTTCCCGATGAGCCGCCATGCCATCGCCGGGAGCATCAAGATGACCTCGCAGTCCCACAGGTGGTTCGGGCGGGAGTCGATTTGCTCCCAGATAGGCCGACCGCCCTCGCGGATGATCCGTTTCTCGGATTGCATCTGCTTGAGGTATTCTTCCAGCACGTCGTCGGGGCGGGTGTGCTTCCCGCGTCGGATGAGCAGGGCTAGGGTGTCCTTGAGCCGTAGGTTGGAAAAGTAGAAACGCTTGCATCGGCGCTGGCCCACCAATTCGACCACCGGCGTCGAGTAGGGCCGCAGCTCCGTCTTGGTGCCCTGCGGAGTCCGAACCTTCCAGGGGAAGTCGTTTCGCTGGTCGCCTCGCGTTGCCACCCAGCCATTGGCAGCACAGGCCGCCAGCACCTCGTCCTGATTGTCCCCGGAGTCGACGAACACGTTGGCCTGATGCACCCCGGCTTTCTTGTGGATGTCGGCGACCTCGCCCCACGCGAAGCAATACCCGTAGGAATGAAGCCGAGACCGCCCGGAGCCGTCGAAGGAGCGGATGGTCCACCAAAAGCCCCGGCGTTGAACGTCGACCCCCATGAAACGCAAGGGCACGAACTCGGGATGGGCACGATCCTCGGGGGTCAGGTCTTTGCCGGCCTTGGGCTTCCCCTGGACGAACCCTCCCTCCTCCGACCACTCCTCCCCTGACTTGTAGCCACCTGTCGACGCCTCAATCTGCACCTCGTCGGCCTCCTCCTGATAAGTCTGGGCGAGACGTTGCATGATGAAGTCGCGGCGCTTGGAGTTATCCCCCCCGGTGTCGTCGTAGAAGGCTTTCGCGTCGATGCACTCCTCCGCAAGCTCCCCCCACGACAGGCCCCGCTCCTGGGCGAGGAGGGAGTCGAAGATAAAGCCCAACCGGGACGACTCGGCCTGTTGAAGGTAAAAGCCGTCCTTGTTCATCTCCATGCGGGTGTCGATGGCGTCGGGCAAGTGGACCTTGCATTTGGCACATTGGTAGGTCGTGCCGGCCTTGACCGCCCGCTTGTTCCAGCCGTTGGGGGTGCGGGCCTCCTTGGGGAAGATGACTTGCTCCCAACGGTAGGGCTGCGACTCGTTGCACGCCGGGCACCTGAATTGCCAAAGCGACCGCGTTGACTCATGCGACCACGCCGCCCACTCCGATCCAGCCAGACCGCCCTGCGAGACGAACACCACCTTCGACCGCCACTTGTTCGCCGAGACTCGCCGCGTCGCCCGACCGATGCTCCCCGACGACCAGCGCCAGACCTCGTCCCCGAGGACGTAGCGGATAGAGCGACCGTGGAGGTTGTTGTCGTTATCCCCGCCCAAGACCCAACAGGTGTTCGATTTGAAGGAAATGGGGCCGCTCTTCGGGATGCCCTCCGAGGTCAATTCGTTGCGGGTAGGCTCAACGGCGTTCCAGAGCTTGCGGAGGCGGCTCTCGCGGTAGTCGTTGGCGTTGCGGTCGGTGTCCTGGAGGATGAGCGTTGGGCCGGGGTCGACGACCGGGATGATGCAGGAGGCCGCCTCGATGAGCATCGACTTCCCGAGCTGGACCGCCGCCTGGACAGCAATCTCTTTCACCTCGGGGTCAAACATGGCTTGCAGGGGTTCCCGCAGCCAAGGCGCCGAGGCGATGGTGAAGGCGGGCGTCCCGACCGCGTAGGGGATGCGCTTGATGTAATGCTCGCAGAAGGAGACCGGCTCCCGATAGGGGTTCGGGGCCAGCGTCGACCTCAACCGGGCGTCAAAGGCCGTCTCCTCGCTCATTCGGCATCGTCCTCGGGATCATGGGCATCCTCGCCACCCATTGCGTCGATGGAGGGGGCCGACGTCCTGATTGGCTTGACCATCTCCTCGACCGTCTTGCCTGTCCCCTGCGCCCACTTGGTCATCAAAGCGTTCAGGTGCTTATCGAGCATCTTGAGGGCCAGCCCCGGGTTGTTCGGATTGAGCTGGGAGGCAATCTGGACAGGGAGGCCGGTCAGGTCGGCCTTAATCTCTCCCAGGACGCGGTTGAAGCGATCAAGCGCCGAGGAGGTCTTGATGAGGTCTTTCGAGTCGATACGGCGGGCCAACGCCTCCCGCTCGATGACGACGAGGGTCTTGAGGATGTTCTGATAGGTTGAGTAATACTTCGCCGCGTCCCCTGCCGACTGCGTCCTGCCGGCCTCGATGTAGGTCTGGCGAGCGGTCTCCTTCAATTCTCGATGCCTGACCACCGTTTGTTCAAAGTCGTCGTCGGGGTTGACCGTCGAAGGGTCGATGACGACCGGGCTGGACTGCGCGACGCCGGCGGCCCGACCGCGTTGGCCTCGGAGAAGTCGTTGCTGCCTCCAGGCGTCGGCGTTCTCCAAAGAGTCCAGCGGCATTCCCTCGCGGATCAAGGCGGCGGCCCGAGCGGCAGAAAAGCCGAAGTGCGTGGCAATCTGTTGATTGGTCAGCGGAGAAGTTTCGCCGTCTCGACGCGGTTTTCTGCGGGGCTGGGCCATTTTCAGTTATTTCGCTCCATTTTGACGGGGTCGCGCC